ATCTAATCCTTTATTAGAGAGTATAAATAGACAATTGGGTGGTGGTAATAATGGATGAGGAATTTCCACTATCTGAAAAGTATATTGATTTTTTAAAGCACGAATGTAGCACAGAGTTTTTAGAGGGAACAACTTTTGCAGGAAAAACAACAGTTGCAGTTCCTAAATTTATGTTTAAAGTTGCTCAAAGTCCAAAGAAATTACATATAATTGCAGGGTTAGACCTGGGAACAATAGAAAAAAATATAATAAATAAAGATAAAGGCTTAATAGAAATATTTGGAGAATATGCAAAAGGTGGCTGTATAGAATACAACGCAAATGGAAAAGGAGTGCATTCATTACCACATATTTTATATCATACACCAAATGGTGTAAAAGTTATATACATAGTTGGATATGATAATAAAACAAGATGGAAAAAGGTACTAGGTGGACAATATGGATGTATTTTAATAGATGAGTTTAATATCGCAGATATGGATTTTGTAAGAGAAATTTTTATGCGTTGTGATTATAGAGTATGTACTATGAATCCTGATGATCCAAATAAAGAATGCTATAAACAATATGTTAATAAAGCAAGACCAATAGAAAAATATAAAGACGATGCACCAAGAGAGTTATTGAATATGCTAAATGAAACGCATATGGATGACTGGACATGGTGGTATTTTTCTTTTGACCATAATATAAGTTTAACACCTGAAAAGAAGAAAAATATTATAAATTCTGTACCAGTAGGTACAAAATTATGGAAAAATAAAATAAAAGGATTACGAGGCAAGTCCACAGGGCTTGTTTTTCTTAATTTTGATAGAAAGAAACATTGTATTAGTAAAGAAGAGGCAAAAGCATATTTATTACAAAATAATTCAGATACAATAGAACTAAACATAAAATATAAAACTCAAAAAGAAAAGAATGAATATTTTATAATATTTACTGCTGCACTTGATACATCATACAGTTCTTTGAGTCCTGATACAATAGCGATGTCATTTGCAGGTATAACCAATAAAGGTAAATATATCTTATTAGATGAAAAAGTATATAACAATGCTAATTTAGATGAACCACTTGCACCAAGTGATACAGTAAAAAACTTTGTAGACTTCCTGGAAAGAAACAGGAAAGAGTGGGGACTAGCAAAGAATGTATTTATTGATAGTGCAGACCAAGCAACAATTAAAGAATTTGCAAAATATAAAAGACAAACTGGATGTATATATGTATTTAATAATGCTTGGAAAGCTAAAATGCAAATAATAGATAGAATAAATACTCAATTAGGATGGTTTAAAGATGAGTGTTATTTTATAGTAGAAACTTGTACTAATTATTGTGACGAATTAGATGTCTACAGTTGGAAGGAAGATAAAGACAATGAGCCAGAAGATGGAAACGATCATATGGTTAATAGTTGTCAATATAATTGGATTCCATATGTAAGTAAGATAGGAGTTAAAAAATGAAAATTGGAGAAAGAGTGAAAAATATGATTAAATCGTGGTTAGATATTAGACCTGCACAAGGTCAAACATTTGTAATAAATGAAAATATGGATTTTCAAGCAAATTGTATTAGAAATAAGATATGGTACAGAGGAGATAGTAGAGAATTATCTGAATTTTATGGACAATTACCATATTCTGCTGATACTTTTTGGGGTGCAGCACAAACTGCAGATATTAGAATGAAAAAATCACATTCAGGATTACCAAAATTAATAATTAAAACTATTATTAATACAGTAATGACAGATTATTCAGGTGATGATTTAGAAGACCAATATTGGAAAGATGTTAATAAAGAAAATGAATTTGATAGTAAAATGCTAAAAGTAATACTAGCAGATATCTTACATATTGGAGATGGAGCAATAAAAATAAATTATGATGCTGATATATCTGATAAAGCTATACTTGAATGGGTAGACGGCTCAAAAGTAGATTTTATTTATAAAAGAGGTCGTTTAGTAGAACTTGTATTTAAATCTTATCATGAAGAAAATAATACAACCTATTTATTAGAAGAACATTATGGCTATGGATATATAACTTATAAGTTATTAAAAGATGGAAAAGAAGTTGGTATAAACACAATAAAATCATTATCAAAATTAAAAAATATTAGTTTTGATAAATCTATTATGTGGGCAATACCAGTAATGCTTAATGAATCAGCTAAATATAAAGGAAGAGGAGAGTCTATTTTTGAAGGAAAATATGACTCTTTTGATAGTTTAGATGAAATTATATCTCAATGGCTAGAAGCAGTAAGAGCAGGTAGAGCAATAAAATATATTCCTGAAGATTTATTACCAAAAGATCCTGATACAGGAGAAATCTTAATGGGAAATCCTTTTGATAATAAATACATAAAAACAGAAGCTACTGCAGGAGAAAATGATAAAAAACAAATTGATGTTGCTCAACCTGAAATTCCAACAGAACAATATTTACAATCTTATATAACATTTTTAGATTTATGCTTACAAGGAATTGTAAGTCCTTCTACTCTTGGAATAGACAATAAAAAGTTAGATAATGCAGAAGCACAAAGAGAAAAAGAAAAAACAACACTTTATACTAGAGGTTTAATAATTGATACTTTAACAGAATTTATACCAAAGGTTATAAATGTTGTATTAAAATCTAAAGACCAAATGGAAAAGAAACCATTAACAGAAGATAAGGAAGTAAATATAAAATTTGGAGAATATAGTAATCCAAGCTTTGAGGCACAAGTAGAAACAGTAGGAAAAGGAAGACAACAAGGAATAATGAGTATAGAAGCTAGTGTAGAAGAATTATATGGAGATTCTAAAGATGAAAAATGGAAGCTAGAAGAAATTGCTAGACTAAAAGCAGAACAAGGAATTGTAAGTATAGAAGAACCTGCAGTTAATTTTGATTTAGAAATGAATGAAGATGGTAACGACACAGATGTCGCTACCAATGCAGAAAATAATGTAGAAGGTCAAAAAGAAGAAAAGAAAGACCAGGAGAAAGTAGTAAATGAGTAATGAATATGATATTGTTAAAGCATTTCAAAGAATAGAAGAAACTTTAATAAAATCGTTAAAGAGAAATCTTACAAGGCACTTAAATGAAGAAAAAGATTTGAATATGAATTGGAGTGCTTGGCAAACTGAACAATTAAAAGCATTAGAACAGTTTAAAAAGAATAATAGAAAATTATTTAAAAAAGACTTTTCTACTATAAATACAGATATTGAAGAACTAATAAAGAAAAGCTATGAAAATGGCAAACTAAATCAAGAAAAGGTAATATTAGAAGCTATAAAAGAAGGTAATTTTAATAGCAACGATAAACAAATAAATAAATTATGGCATATATACAAAACAAGTAAAAATAAAAGAATTAAAAAGAAACAATTAAGTAGAATTTATGATAAAGTAAATCAAGCAGAATCAAACTTTTTTCAAATAAATGATAGGAAATTAAAAGCACTAATAGGAGAAACTGTTGAGAACTTCGAAAAAGCAGAGATGTCAATATTAAGATATTCTAATGATCAATATAGAAAAATAATATATGATGCTCAAGTTTATGCAAATACAGGTTCAGGAACAGTACAACAAGCAGTAGATATGGCAACAAAAGATTTCCTTTCAAAAGGAATAAATAGTATAGAATATGCAAATGGTGCAATGGTAAATATTGCATCATACGCAGAAATGGCTATAAGGACAGCAAATAAAAGGGCATATTTACAAGGCGAAGGAACTAAAAGGGCAGAATGGGGAATACATACTGTTTTAGTTCCTAATCGTGGTGGAGGATGTCCATATTGTATAAAGTTCCAAGGTAAAATATTTATTGATGATGTATGGAGTGGTGGAACAGAAGAGGAAAGCAAAGACACAGGTTATCCTTTGTTAAGTACAGCAGTAAAAGCAAAATTGTTTCATCCAAACTGTAAAGATACAACAGTTACATATTTTCCAGGTGTAAACACAGAGGTTACACCACCAACCAAAGAACAATTGGCTATAAAAGAACAAAACTATATAAATGGACAAAAATTAAATTATATAGATAGAAATATAGATAAATATTCAAGATTAGAACTAGGAAGTACAGACGCAGAAAATGTCGAAAAATATCATAAAAAAAGATTAGCTTGGCAAGAATATAAAGAACGATTTAAAAATGATCACAAAATAACTTTTTATGATATTATTGAGGAGCAGAAAATAAGGCAACAAGAATTTATAAAAAAACAGGTTACTGGTAATATTATAAATAATGTTGAAATAAAAGACGTTTCAAGGCATTTAATAGATAGAGTAAGACAAAGGGAAATAGAACTTGATGATATCCTGGAAACATTGAAAAATCCACTTGATTGTGGTAAAATAGTATATGATGAAAAAAATAGACCAAGCTTTAAAGCAATAGGAGAAAAAACTACTTTATATATAAATCCTGATACAGGAAATATAACTACTGTGCACAAAACACATACAAAAACTGCTGAAAAATTGAAAGGAAAGAAATAATATGAAATTAATTATTGAGCAAGCAGATATAAAGAAATTAAAAGCCTTGAAAAATACAAAAATAAATAGTTTTCTTAACAAAATAGATAATATAAAAGAAGATGAAGCAATTGAGTTCATGGAATTTCTTTATGATAAAGCTAATGAATATTTAAAAGGTAAGAATTACGAAGACACTCCTGAAAGTTTACTTTTAGAGAAAATTGCAGATTATATTTATGATAAAACAAATTAAAATAGTTACTTATTAAAGAGCCTATGGCTCTTTTTTTAGTGTTTAAATTTGAAAGGGGTGAGTAATTTGAATGACAGAGCCAAATTTGTAGAAGTAGGTAAAGAACAGCAAGACAGAATAGACTTAATAAGAAGTTCTTTTTCTAATATGTATGATGTTATAGATATAAATTGTAAACCAAGTAGAGAAACATCATTAGTGTTAACAAAATTAGAAGAAGCACAATTTTGGGCAATAAAAGGAATTACAAGAGAACAAAATTAAAAAAATAAAATAAAAATATAAGGAGGTAGTCGTTATGGCTAAAAAAAATCAAGAAGTAAAAGAAAATGAAGAATTAAAGGAAAGTGTTGTAACAGAAACAACAGAAAATGAAACAGTTACAAGTACAGGAGAAACTGCAGAAGAAATAAAAGGGGAAGGGGTAGAAGCACCTGCAGAAGATGCAAAAGTTGAAGAAAATGCATCTAACACAGAAGAAGATGCAGAGGTGCAAGTTAAAGAAAATGTATTAGTTGCTAACACAGCTTTTAATGATAAATATACTGCAACTAAATATGAAAAAGGCACAGAATTTGAAGTAGTAGATGAAGAAATAGAAACTGAAAAAATATCTGATAAAAGATATAGAATATCAGCTAAAAGAGCAGAAGAAATAAAAGCAAAAGGATATATTGATTAATTTGATTATTAAAGAGCCGTAAGGCTCTTTTTTGATGTTCCAAACACTGAAGAACTGAAAAGCATGTGTATATATAGTCATTTCAAGACTTAAAAAAGTAGGAGGTAGTGAAAATGGATGGAACAAACAACACAAATAATAATGTGAATAATAATTCAAATCCAAACAATGCCCAAAACACTACAGGGCAAAATAATAATGCAAATCAACCAAATAACAATTCTAATGGAATTGATTATAACAAGATCCAAGAAATGATAGATGGTAGAAATGCAAAAACAGAAGATAGTGTATTAAAAAGCTATTTTCAAAAACAAGGCTTGAGTGCAGAAGAGATGGAAAGTGCAATAAATACTTTTAAAACTCAAAAAGCAAATCAAGCTAATGCTCAAAATAAAGAGCTAACTGATACACAAACATCTTTAAAACAAGAACAATTAAAGAATCAAAGATTACAAGTAGAATTGAAGGCTTATGATTTTGTTGATGAACTTAATGTTGATATAAAAACAATGCCTTATATATTGAAAATGGCTGATTTAAATAATTGTACTGATAAAGATGGGAAAGTATTAGAAGACACATTAAAAACTGCATTAGAAAAGGTCATTGCTGATGTACCTGGTTTGAAAAAACAAACACAAGGTGTTGTAGGTATAACAGTTGGTGCAGACACTAATAATGGAACAAACTCAAACAATGGTGTTTTTGATTTTGGATTTACTGGTGTAAGACCAAGAAAAAATTAAAAATAGGAAGGGAGAGTGCTGAAAATGGCATTTGAAAAAACAGGTTTAAATTATGCTAAAGAATATTCACAAGCTTTAGCACAAGCATATCCATACACTTTATATTTTGGTGCTTTATGGAGTGCAACAAAAGATGTAAAATTCTTAAACAGTAATACAGTTATATTACCAAGTTTAAGTGTAAAAGGTAGAGGAAATGGAGATAGAGATTCAATAGGATCATTCTCTAGAAATTTCAATAATCATGAAGAGTCAAAAACTCTTAAAACACACAGAACATGGGATACTTTAATCCATCCAAGAGATATAGATGAAACAAATCATGTTGCATCTATTCAAAACATTACAAAAGTAATGAATGAGGAACAAAAATTCCCAGAAATGGATGCTGAAATGATTACAGCATTATATGCGTTAAAAAATGCAATAGAAAATATCACAGAAGGTGAAGTATTAGATGTAGCAAATGTTTTAACAAAATTTGATGCTATGATGGATAAAATGGATGAAGCAAGAGTTCCTGCTGCAGGAAGATTATTATATGCTGATACATATACAAAAACTTTAATAGATACAGCAAAAGAAGCTGCTAGAACTTTAGCAGCTACAGATAAAGTTGTTGCAAGATCTATTGAAAGAATAGGAGAAGTAGAAATAATCGGTGTTCCAACTTCTGTTATGAAATCAGCATTTAACTTAAAAGCTGAAGATGGATTTGAAGTTGCTGCAGATGCAAAAGATGTAAAAATGTTATTAGTACATCCAAGTGCTGTAATTCCAGTTATTGCTTATGATTTCGCTGAATTAGGTGCTCCAAGTTCTTTATCAAAAGGAAAATGGACATATTTCGAAGAATCATTTGAAGATGTATTTATTTTTGATAAAAAACATAATGCTATTCAATTCTATATTGAACAAACTGCTTAGGAGTTGATGTTGTATGAGCAATTATGCGGATATAACTTATTACCAAAATACCTATAAAGGTACGACAATTCCTAAAGAGGAAATTGAAAAGAAATTAAAAGAAGCAAGTATGCATATTGATACTTTAACTTATAATCGTATAGTTGGAAGAGGTTTTGAAAATTTAACAAAATTCCAACAAGGTATTATACAAGAAGTCGTATGCAAACTTGCTGACTTTGAATATGAAAATGAAGATTTATTAAAATCAATGTTATCTAGTTATGCAATAAATGGTGTATCTATGAGTTTTGGAGAAAATTGGAATGTCCAAATTCAAAATGGTGTTGCTATACCAAAAGATTATTATTGCTTATTAGGACAAACAGGATTAACTTGTAGAAATTTGAGGTGTTAAGTATGGTTTATCCACAATTAGTTAGAAAAAAAGAATGTAAAACAGATATTCATGTTGTTTTATATGCTGAAGGAACAACAGAAGATGGCGAGCCAATAATTGCATTTGAAGACGATCTAAAATGCAATTATCAAGATAAAGCTAAAAGAGTATTAACTGCAGAAAAAGTTTTAATACAATTAACTGCAAAAGCATACTTTGTTGGTGATATTGCTCCAAATCTACCTGTTATTTCTGGTGGAAATATAACTGTATTTGGAGAAACAAGACAAATATACCAAGGAACAAAAGCAAGAAATCCTGATGGAAGTGTTAATTATACTGAATTGGAGATTATGTAATGAAAGTAGTAACTTCAAGAGTAAAATTAAACACTCCTAAAATAAAGCAATTAACCAAGGCAACTACAACAGCATTAGAAAAGACAATGAGTGCTTTACATACTGAAGTAGTAAAAGCCCAGGTAATGCCGTTTGATACTGGAAATATGCAAAATGATAATACATATGAAGATTATTCAAAAAGTAGCAAAGGACAAGTAAGTTTAATAACTTCTACACCTTATGCTAGAAGAATGTATTATCATCCTGAATATAATTTCCAAACAACAGAAAATCCAAATGCTCAAGGTAACTGGTATGAGTCGTGGATAAGTGGAAAAAACAAAAATTTTTGTAAAAATGCATTTTCACAATTTTATAAAAAGGAGGCAGGTTTATAATGATAAAACTGTTAGGATTAGCAGATATAAGAGATTGGATAAAAACTCTAAATTATACTGCTTCAGAGAATTGTTATATAGGTAAATTGGATAATAAAAAAGATAAATCCATAGGAGTATATCAATTAAAAACTAGCAACGAATCTAATGTTGCAATAGGTGGAATTGATAATACAAAAACAATGGAAAAATCAGTTAGTATTCTAATTCATTGGAACACTAATGCGAAAGAAACAGAACAAAAAGCATATGAGATTTATAATAAGTTTTTAAATGCAAAAGAATTTGTTATAAATGAAATAAAAGTAAATTATATAAAGTTGCTAGTGCCTGAACCAGTAGATGTTGGAACTGATAGTAAAAACATTTATGAAAGGGTTATTCAAGCAACTTTTTATTATGAAAAAAAGGAGGAATAGCCAATGGCAACTGTACAAAGTGGAGTATATCCAGTATTTGATAATGTATTTAAAATTGGAATAAGTGGAAAAGAATCTACAGAAGAAAATATGAAAACAATTGCAGATTGTGAAACATTTTCTTTGTCAATGGATAATAATGTAGAAGAATGGACACCTATGACAACAGAAGGTTGGATAAGAAGAATGCAAACAGGTAAAGGTTTCTCTATCAGTATTTCAGGTAAAAGAAATGTTGGAGATGAAGGTAATGACTATGTTGCATCAAAATTATTTGCAACTGGACAAGATGTTGAATCTGTATTTGAATGGGTATTCGCAGATGGTACAACTGTAAAATTCGATTGCTTAATATCAGTAAGCAATGCAGGTACAGGAGACAGCACAAATGTAGCACCTTTAGAATTTGAGGTTATGTCAAATGGAAAACCAACTGTAACACCAGCAGGATAAAAAAACGCCTCAGTAGTTATCTACTGGGGCAATTTTTTTTTATAAAAAATAACAAATGGAGGGATTTTAAATGTCAGTTATTGATATTAGTTCAAAATTAGGAAAAGAGAAAAGAACAATAAAATTAGCAGAAGGAAAAGAATTTGAAGTTGATAATAGTGCAGATACTTATTTGATAGTTC